TTCAACTGCGCATAGGTCTGCACGATGGGAAGCAAACTACCCGGAGGACCTTGAGGGCCGGTCGGGCCCGCAGGCCCAGTAGCCCCGGTTGGTCCTATGCCTCCCGGTGTTCCTGTTGCCCCTGTTGCCCCTGTTGCCCCTGTTGCGCCCGGTGTACCTTGCGGTCCTGTCGGCCCTGCCGGTCCTGCGGTGCCGCCGCCGCCGCCTACTGACTTGAGGCTCATAGACCTTCACCCCGTGTGAAGGTTACCGCGCCAGTGCCGGTGCCAAGGATCACACTTGCACCGTTGACTTCACTCGCCACACTCACAATAACTACAGCACCGGGCCCAACGGGATAACTAGCAGCAACCGTTGCGGCAACGACTGCGCCAAAAAAACCAAAATTGACAAAGGCCCATTGCCCGCTTTGATTCGCGATTTGTATTTGAACAATCTGATTTTGCAGCGTGCCGGGGAAAATGGTGGATGCCGTTGCGGTAGTGGTCGCAGAGACAGTCACACTTGGTAGCAATGTGCCCGCTGTAGTGCCCGTTGAAGGAGCATAGAGCGGCGCGATAGCACGTGTTTCCATGGTGCCCCCTTAAAACACTGACGATGGCAGCCCGCTAACGGGGATAATTTCGGGCCTGAACACCTCAATCAAAGTCAGGATTGCCACGGGGCTTGCGGTGCTGGTGCCAGCCGTGGAATTGAACCATTGCACACTCAAGGTATTCGCCGCCGAAACCCAGATCGACAATGTTGTCGTGGCAATCGGTTGGGCCCCTTGGAAACATTCTGTAATGATGTCGCCGACCAATAGGCCAGGAATGATGTAGTTAGAAGTTACCGTTGCCCCTGCGGCCAAACTAATCGGTGGCGTAACTGCAAATTGGATGGCGGTGTCGAATCGACCATTGCCCGTTTGAACTGTTGCGGATGGCATTTGTTCGCTCCCAAAAAAAAGGGGCGGCAAAAAGCCGCCCCGATGGCAGACAATCGAACTTCACTTAGGTCGTGTCATAACCGTAGACAAAGACATCGACGGTGACACCAGCAACCGCAGCATTCACGTTTACATAGATGGTCTGTGATGTGTTGATGACCGCGCCACTAGTGACGGTCTGCGCCACACCAGTGGTGGGGCCAGTGACGCCAGCCAGCACACCAGCGGCACGGAATTGCGTTCCGGTCACAGCGGGGCCTGTGTTCAACGTGATGTTGCCAGCGGCGGCAGAACCACCCACAGCATTGCCGACAATGATTGCTTGCACAATATAGGTAGCAGCGTTAATCACCGGCATTGCCGCAGCATCGCCCGTGCCTGCGATAGACATAGCGCGTGCCTCACACAAGAGGCGCAGAGCGTTGCTCACTACTGGATTGGAATTGGTCGGAGTATTGACCGGCACGAAAGCGGCCACCGCATTGGCGTTGCTGGTGCTTGCCGGTCCAGGATTGACTGAAGGCATAATATTTCTCCTTTATCCGGCGATTCGAATGCCGAGGGAACGATACAGCGATGCGGGTCCGTATAGGACATCACATCGTGTGGGTTCGGCGTCGTTGTTGATGGTGTACTGCGTGACACAGCGAATGGACATGCCGACATCTTCATCGTCATAGGCACGCACCGCCATCTCAACACCTTGCGGCAACGGCAAATCCGCGAATGCGAGCGCATACGCGTACTTGTGGAACACCAAGCCTTGCGGGCTGGTGACGTTCGCATTACCGGTACCACCATTGACGGTGATCACCGCATTCGCGGCGGGCGCGGCGGTTACGTTCTGGAATTGTCCACCCGAGATGACCGCTTCACCGATGGTCAAAGTCAGCAAGCCACCAGCGGTGGAAGTGTACACACCGGTCGCGGGATTGAAGGTGCCATTGGTCAAGGTCGCCGCACCAAAGGTTAAGCCCGGAATCGCGGCTCCGTTCGGCGGGGTGACAAATCCGCCCGGTGGCAGAATGACAAACTGTTTTAGGAGTTTGCCGTACTGCAAACGGTTCTGCGGATTGACCGGGAAGACACCAGCAATCTGAATCGTATCGCCCACCTTCACCACGCCCGTGCTGGCAGTCCAGCCACCCGTTGATAGGGTGCCTTGCTGCGCCCACCCAGTGGTAAGCAGTGCGGTGCCGGTTGGGGTCGCGGTCACGGTCGGTGCGCCGCCTTGCAAACCGGTCTGCATGGTGGGGATGTTCTGATCTTCCCACCAATCAAGCCCTGCGAACTGCCGCGCAACCAAACCCTTCTCAATGTACTCGCCAATCTGCGCTTGGGGGTTAAAGAGCCCTTTGACGGAATCGGTAGCCGCCGACATGGACACGGGGTCCAGCACGCAATTTTTCTCACCCTCCGTTGGACAGGCTTCCGATGCGAGATAGGCACGCGCATCTGAGAAAATCTTATAGCTCGCCGGGGACACCCCGAATTGGCCTAGCGTTGTCGCGGTATTGAGGTACGCAAACTGCGCGGTGTCAGAGTCAATGCGATTCGCCACGGTCGCGATCTGCGGGCGCAAGATGCGCTTTTTGAACATGTCCATCGACAGTGCCAAGTCTTGCGTGGTGAATTGCACGTCCACGTGGAATTGGAATATCAGCGGGACCGCAACAAAGGTCTCGTTGCTATCCTCAACATTCAGCGGCGGGCCATAAGTACCGATGTACCGAGGGGGCCTGCGGATGTTGCAAGTGTTGCCAATTTTTGCGCCGGTCTGCGCAAACTCGTTGGAGTATTGGCGCTCCACCCGGTTCCCGATCACCAATTCATTTTCCAAAACCACCAGAGCTTCATTGGTGATATAGCTCATGGTGAGTAGGTTATTAGCCACGTTTTATCTCCTAAAGGTGATTAGGAGCGCTCAACGCTTACGCGCAATGGCGCGTTGTCGTTCGAAGGCCCGAAGCTCTTTGAAACTCATCTTGGCGGGGTCCGTGTTGGTATTGACGGAGCCTTGAGAGTTCAGCGGCTTGATGGGCGCGGGTGCGCTCCCGACTACCTTCGAAGTCGCCTCATCCTTTTTAAGGGCGGGCTTCTCTTCGAAGGTCAATTCAAGTTTTCCAATTTCAGCGATGGCTTTGAGCGGATTGAGTGCGTTCAATTTCTCTACGTACTCAGGATGCGTCGCGAGGTAGTAAGACACCTCACCTATGTGGTCGCTTGCGGTAAGGTATTGCAGCACCGCGTTGTGCGTATGAACGTCAGCCTTCTGCATCACTTCCGTGAAATCAGGATGCTTCTTGGTGGCTTCCGCCACCCGTTTACGCGCCAAATCTTCGGCCACTGCGGTCTCGGCTTTGCGCCGGTCTTCCGCCTGTCGAATTTCTAAATCCGCTACCGCTTTATTCGCTGAATAGGCGGCTAATTCCTCTGCGTACTCAAACGCCTTGAACTGTCCTTTATCGTCATAAAACTTCTGCGGGTCGGGCTTAACCAACTCCACCTTTTTTTCGGCTGGCGTAACTTTCGCCGCCAAATCATCACGCTCCCGCTGTAATGCGGTGGCACGATCTTCGGCCAAGCGGGCGCGGGTGTATTGACCTTCCGCAAACCGCTCAGACTCTTCCGCCGCCTCTTTCGCTTCGCGCATCTCACGATGCTTGCGATTGATAACGGCGTTCTTTTTCGCAATGGCGTCGCGGAGCTTCTCACTTTGCTCCATTGCCGCCTTGGTATCATCGTCGTCCGCCACATCATCATCGGGCGCTTCGGGCACCTCTTTTTGAGGCTCTTCCGCAGGCTCCGCAGGCTTTTCCGGGACCGCGGTTTCGGCTTTTACTTCCGCACCATTCGGTTTGGGTTTCTCTGATTTGATTTCCTCACTCACCTTGCCGGTGCTGATGAATTCATTCAGGCCCGCTGATGTGACTATCTTGGCCATAGGAATCCTCTGCGCAAATTAATGCGCCTTGGCTAATCGAATCGATTTATGTCGCGCCGTTAGACTTTGATTCGGCGCGTTCTGCCGCTGCTAATGTTTCGCGGCGCGCAACCGTTTCATGCGCGGCTTCAACGTGCGTGTTGAGTAATTGCGCACCGGCCTGAATCTCCGCGACATCGCGGGAGGTATTAGCGCGCACGTGCGTGTCTTCACGCTTGGTGAGATTGGATAAGACTACTTCGCCCGACTTGGCTTTGATCTTGTCTTCCTCCACCTTCATCCAGCCTTGCTCAATTTGGGTCTTGTACTTAATTTCCAACTGCAATTGTTGAATGGTCGATTGCGCTTGTTGCAACTGCTGTTGCATGGTCGAGATGATTTGCTGCGCCTGTTTCGGCAGTCCCGGCAATGCTTGTTGCATCGCTGTGGGATTGATGGCCATCAAGCGATTCGCAAGATCACTCGCACCGTTGAAGTCCATCCCCCGCACGATGACATCTGCGCCCACCTTGACGATGGATTCAGCGAGCGGAGTTTTGAGCAAATCGATCATCGATTCCGCGCCTTCCAAGCGCTTGGTCTCGTACCCCGGTCCCGTGTCCATCACCACGTCATAGCGGCCCACCGATAGATCGTTCAAGATCATCGGTATCGCGGGGTTCATCGGATTCGGTTGCGGCTGATTGATCGGTGCCATGGCGGGCATGCCGTCCTCACCGATAATCCGCTGCATTCGCTGACCCGTGTAGTAGTACGGAATCAACTGCAACAAAATGCGACCCGTGTGCGCAATGGCGCGGGTCTGATTGTCGTAGTACTGAAAGTGGCCGATATCCGATAACGCTTGGCGCTGGCGCAATGCCACCCCGGAAATAGCCGCACCCGGCACATCCGCACTTGGCTCATGCGGCATACCGGCGACGGCCATCAAATCTTGCTGTGCCCCTTGCGCGGCTTGCACTGCGCCCGCAGGAACCGCGACAGGCTGCTGGCGCTGTGGCGGCGGCAAGAGTGTGCGGCTACCATCCGGTTGCTCCACAAACGCGGGTTCATACACCAGGGCCGAATAGGGCTTTTGATTCGCGTCCTTCCATTCCGGGTGCCCGTCTAGCTGGCCCGCCGCGACGATAAACGGGGCCTTCGGCGCCAAGGCCAACAACTCCGTTTCCATCGTGCGCCAGTAGTTATACATGCGCGCCGGGTCCATCAAATCCTCAACCATGCCCTTGCGGCGCACACGCCCGTTGAGGTCCAGGACATTGCCCTCACAGCGAATCACCGGTATCCACTTATCCGGCAACGGGTCATCGTCCTTCGAGCGACGGTCCACGATTTGCGTGCCGTTCAATTTGAACCACTCCACCATCATGCGCGTGGTGGGGCGGCTCACCTTCTTGCCCTTGCCATCTTTTAAGTGCGTAACTTGGGCTTGCTCTAATTCCGCCGACAGTTCATCTATCTGATCCTGGAATAGCGCCATGCCATTCGTCATACGATAGAGCGTGTCTTGGGTCTTGCGAATGCGGTAGTACTCGGCGAGACGAATCTCATCCTTCGATTCCCATTCGGAGGTGTTATCGCCGCTCCCTGAGCGCTGGAATTCCGCATTGGTCGCATCGGGGTATTCGCGCTTGTAGTCTTCGCGTTTCATCTTCTCCGTGATGATGACCCACTCCGCATCTTCCCCCGCTGGCATCACGGAGGCGGGATCAAAGTAAACGGTGAAGGGGTTTCTGATCGGGAGAATTTTTAGCTCCTGATCGAAACTATCTTGTTCAATGAAATCCGATAAGACCCGCCAGTAACCCCAGCCTATCGATACCGCCGATTCGCCCCCCGTGTCATACGCGATGCTCGCATTCGACATGTTTTCGATGTGGCGAATGATGCCGGATATGACATCCGCTTTGCCCACATCGGCCCCATCACCCACGGGGTGGACTTTAATGCGCGGCCTTTGCTGGCGCATATTGTTGACCACGCGCCGCACAAAGGTGTTGGTATGGTTAATTGTAAGACTTGGACGCTTATCGATCTTACGTTGATTGTAAAGATCATCGGGCCACTGATGGCCGTCACGAAATTCAAGAGCCTTCACCCCGCGTGCGCGATTATCCGTTTCAATCGATTCAGCAATCTTGAACCGCTCTAAACACTCTTTGACTATTTCAGGATCAGTGACCGCAAACTTATCGAGCGAGTTCGGCACCGATGGCATTTACACCATCCAACCCAAACGAATGCGCCAGTAGTTAGGCGCAATGCGCGACCAATACACCGCGATCACCTTGCGGCTGATCGGCATCGTGATACGGATGAACCTCTCATCAACGGTTTCGAGTCTCGCGGTGCCTTCGAAATTGACCGCAATGGGAATCCTCTGCGTCTGAATCATTGCATCCACCCCAACCCGTCATCACGGGCAAAACGGCTGACCACTTCGAACTTCGGGGCCGCGATCATGCGTGTTTGCGGCACGGCTGAGCGGCGCATCATCATTGCGTAACGGGTGGCCGACATCAGGTCATCGTTCAATTTCACAATCAGGCCATCCTTGCGGTGATACAAATTGAATTCCTCAAACCAGTCGGCCAAGTGTTCGAACACCATGAGCCGCCCGGTTTGCATGCGATCCAGCATTTCAGTGACACCCGCCTCCAACCCGTTCGAACCATCCGGGAAGGTGGCGCGCACGCGAAGTAAGTTCATGCCTTGTTCGCGGTACAAGTTCGCGAGTTGTTCACCCGATCCCTTGTCATGCTGTAGACCGTCATGCGGCCAAGCCCACGGCAACCACCCGCCCCATGAACGCACGGCTGCGGCGAACATCACCGGGGTTTTCTCACGCGCCCGATAACACGCGGTCACATACAAAATATCGTTATCTCTATCCCAAGCGCATCGCACTCCCGCACTAGGATGGTCATAGCCAAAGTCCAACCCTGCGATCTGTGGCCAATGGTCAGGGATTTGGAAGGCCTTGACGGTAAGGTCATCTTGATTGACTGGGAACACGCGCCCACTCCCGAGTTGTGGAATGCCCTTGGTTCGCGCATCGACTTCCCATGCCTTGTAACTGCCGATGATGGCGGCGCGCTGTTCAGGCGTGAAGTGCGCGGCGTCATCGATGGTCATCTGCGTAAAGTGCGTGCCGGGTGCGCGATCCAAGATGAAACGGCGCACCACCCCGGTGATGCCGAGTAGCGGCGTGAAGGTAATATAGGTCATGCCACCGGTCGCATTGGTGCGCGTCAGGCCTTCGGTGTAGATGTCTTCCGGGGGCTCTTCATCGAACCACAAGTAATCAAGCGTTTCGCCTTGCCACTTTTCGCGGCCCTTTTCGTAGGCTTTAAATTGCAGGGTCGAAATGTCACCACTCGCATGCCGCACGTGAACTGTGTCCAAGGCATCGGCTAAGCCACGGCTGGCGGTGTGATCCAGTATTCGATCTTTCGGTATCGCACCGGTTCCAAACTCGCCGGGTCTCCCCAACAAGATGCGCTGCGGATTATCGCGAGTTGATTCGCCCGTGACCCCCGCCGCCCACCCAACTACGGGGCGACGCCAGTGCCGTCCAGGCCAACCACTAGGGTAGTCCCCCGTCAGATGCATGGCCGTTTCCATGCCCGCCGCGAGAGTCTTGCCCAACTGATTCCCGGCCATCAGTAGCCGTTCCCGG